TGCAAGGGGTTGAGTATCCCAAAATTCATATCTTTCTGGGAAAGATGGACTATAAGAGAAGAAAAATAAATCTCCTTCTGTCACACCACTAGTGTCACTGGCACTAATATCTGGATTCTGAACACCAGACAATGCCTCCGTGAGAGCATTTACATACCATGCTCCACTTCTATTCCTTTTACCAGCTTTTTGTCTAATATCTTCTGCGATCATGAGATATACCTAAATCGTCTTCGGTCATGATCTTAAATTCATACTTCCTATCAGCACAGTATTGTTCTGCTGCTTCCCACTTCGCTTGATTAATAACCCATGTCTGTACATCATGAGCCCATGCCTTAGTTCTTTTCTTTGGGTTCTTTGGTGGGGACTTACATTGTTTTTTTGGTTTAACTTCAATAACCACAGACCTTTTCTTACCGTTTGCATCTTGATATTTGATAAAGAAATCAGGAAAGTATCTGTGCATTTTCTTATCTAAAGGATTCTTGTATGGTATCCAGAATTCCTCTGATTGCCATTGACTTATATTTTCTGTCAGATCACAATATTCCATGAACTTTTTCTCCCACAGGGAGCGATAAATGATATTAGTGGGATCACCTTTATACTTTTTAGTATGTTTTGGTTTAAATTTTCCCTTATAAGCCATATACATAGTATGGTAAGTCATATCTTATTTAGATGTCCGAACAGAAACAGAAAGACTATTTCAAAGACTTGGGACCTTTGGGGGCTAACCCCCAGAGAGGTAGAACTCAAGATGAAATAGACCAGACTGCATTGGATGTAGGTGAAAAATTCAGCAATAATTTTTTGGATGTACTGAGATATCCATCTTTATCGAGTTTTTATAAGGTAAAACTAGACCTATCCTCTAGGTCTGGTGATAATTTTACTGACAGTCTGGAGGACTGGTTATGGAGCTCTGGTGTATACGATAATGCTGGAGGATTGGGTCAAGAGAGATTCGCTTTACTGGCAACCGAAGCAATGCTGCCTGGAGCAACTTTTGCAACCTCTACAGAAACAGGAAGTAGACAGGGAGTGGTAGAAAAGTTTGCAGCTCAAAGAACATTCAATGACGTTGCGGTTACTTATTACTTGACAGGAGACTATAAAAGTCTTACACTATTCCAAGAATGGATTAATTACATAAACCCGATATACAAGGATGAATCAGGACGAGTGGACTCCAACCGCAGGGGATATGCAAATCAACTTGATAACAATCAATTTTTTAGACATAGATATCCAGCTCAATATAAGAGATCAATGTCTATAACTAAATTTGAAAGAGATATTGATAAAACTCTTGCAAACAAAAAAGGGGTTAAAAATGGATTATCTAATCTTCCAACAGAGGGTTTCATTTCGACAAAAAATTATAAACCAGAAGCTTTGAGTTATAAGTTCATCAATGTCTTTCCTACATCTATACAAGACGTGGCATTATCTTATGCACAATCTCAAGTATTACAGGTAACAGTCAACTTTGCTTATGATAGATATGTTATGGTAAGGAATAGAGATGTTTCTGGATATGATGGTGGGGAATTAATAATGCCATCTTCTGCTGCTAAAACTCTTTCAGGAGATGACAATCCCGATAGACCATTGCCTGCGTGGTTAACAAATCAAGGCACATTGGTGTTGTAGTCAAAATAGCTTCAAAAACCCTTCTAAATAATAACGAATAATTACATATTATGCCTTTACCAAAAATTACGACCTCTGAGTATGAGTTGGAATTGCCATCAAACGGAAAGACTATTAAGTACAGACCGTTTCTGGTTAAAGAAGAGAAGATACTCATTCTCGCTTTAGAGGGTGGAAACCAAAAAGAGATCACTAATGCAGTCAAGCAAGTAATTAAAGAATGTGTTATTACAAAAGGTCTTAAGGTAGATACTCTGCCTGCCTTTGATATTGAATACTTGTTCTTGAACATTCGTGGTAAGTCTGTAGGTGAGTCTATTGATCTTCTCATTACATGTGGCGATGACGGAAAAACAGAAGTGAGTGTCACTGTTCCTATCGCTGACATTCAAGTTACAAAATCTGAAGAACACACAACAGAAATTGAGATTGGTGATGGTTGGACTGTAAAGATGAAGTATCCTTCTCTTGCTCAGTTCATTGATAATAATTTTAGTGACAGTGAGGACACGATTGAAAAATCATTCCAAGTTCTCTCTAGTTGTATTGAAATGGTTTATAATGATGAAGAGATGTTTGCTGCATCTGATTGTACTAAGAAAGAGTTAAAAGAATGGGTCGAATCACTGACTTCACAACAGTTCCAAAAACTTGAGAAATTCTTTGAGACTATGCCTAAGTTGTCACATACACTGACTGTGACTAATCCAATCACCAAAAAAGAGAACACTGTAGTATTAGAGGGCTTAGCCGATTTTTTCGCCTAAGTATGTCTCATATCAATCTTGAGACATACTTCCGAATCAATTTCGCTCTCATGCAGTACCATAAATACACCTTATGGGACATTGAAAACTGGATGCCTTGGGAAAGGGACATCTATGTTGGATTACTTAGACTTCACATAGAGGAAGAGAATCTAAAGCAAAAAGCTAGGGAAGCCCAAATGAAGAATGGCTAAACTAAATCTAGGATCAAAATTACTAAGGGGAGCCCAAAAGGTAGGAAGAGGGACTGCCAAGGTAGGCAAGATTTTTGGTAGAGCCAAAAGTCGAGTTGGTGGTGCAGTAAAGAGCGCCCTGCCTGGTGGATCTGCAAAGGGGAAAGCAAGTAAAGTCAGAGGCAAGATGTCTCTGGTTCCTCAAGCTTTACAACCTCCTGAGAAAGTAACACCTCAGGCTAGAGTAAGAAATATTGGAAGATTAGTAGAAAATAAAGTTCAGAATCTTGTTCCTAAGTTATCAAAGGCAGTACAAAGGAACGTTAACGCATTTGATCCACAAGCTTTCTTAGGAAAGATATTTGATGGTGGGTTAAACTCATTACAGAACTTTGCTTCTGGTCTTGGTGGATTGCAGTCATCCCTACAAAAAAGTATGGGATTTATAAATGAGGCCAAAGGTATTATTGTCGATCTGATCGACAAAATGGCAAAAGCCAAACCGAAAAGAGCGAGAGGTGGTATAATAAAAGGTTTATTGAAAGGTGCTGCGGTAGTAGGATTAGCTGCCCTTGCCTTTAAGGCTGCACCAGCAATCATGGGTACTGCCGCAGTTGGTGGTAAAGTAGCATTAGGTGGTGGTCTTGCAGCTGGAGGTATTGCTCTTGCCAAGAAAGTATTTGGACGTAAGAAAAAAGGTGAAGAAGAATTAAGTAAGGTTAAGGGAGAGGAAATAAACGAGTCATTCAAAAAATCTTTAGAAAAATTTGATGAAACTTTGTCTACCATTGACATGCAACTCAGAGGTAAACAATATAGGAAAGAGAAAAAAGAGTATGAGGACGAGCAAAAGAAGAAAAAAGGTGAAACTGAAGATGAATTAGGAGAAGACGCAAAATCAGATGTTGAGACTGAGACTGAGGCCACTGAATCTGATGTAAAACCAGCTACTGATAATAGCAAAGCGGTGTTGGAACAAACTGGTGATTCATTAATCATCACCCCAACTCCTGATACAACAAATGATGACAAAACTGAGAATGAAGTCAAGGGTGACACACAAGAAGATGAAACAGTTACCGAGTCTAAAGTAGAACCTGTCTCAGATGTGGTAAATACTGATTTAGGTGAGACTAAAGATGAACCGATAATACTAAAACCGCAGAGTTTAGAATTTGTGAAAGGTCAAACAGGTGATACAGGTTCTAAGGGAAATAGAGGTGCCCTTGGATCTAAGGGTGAGCCAGGCAAAGATGGTTCGTCTGTTGAAGGCACAGAAGGAACTGGAGAACCTCCTAAACCAGAAGGATTCATGAGATCCATGGCAGGTCTTGGTGATTTCTTAAGCTTTGGATTGACTGACTTTGATAAGAGGGGGGATCTATTTAAAAAGAAAGATAATGAGACAAAAGTGGGTGTAGGCACTACATCATCAGATGTAGTACCAACGGACATAAAATCTGATCCAACTTCACTTGAATCACGTTCACAGATTACTGAGGGTATAAGTCAACCAGCTATGCTTGCTGCAATAGAAGCACAACAGAAAGGTGGTGGTCCAGCTATTGCTATTCCTGTTGGTCAAAAACAATCAGCACCTAAACCTGTGATGGGTGTGATGCAAAATGAAGTGCCTATCATGATTCCAGTGGATACAAAAAATATACATATTACTACATCAAAATCTTTATTTAATATAGTGGATGTGTTATAATGTCTAATAAATCAAAGATAACTGGTATTAGAAAGAAGGCTGCAGCTGCTGTTGATAGAGCTGAGGGAACCATAGGTAGGTTTGCCCGTTTTATGGGTGTAGTTAGTAAAAGTAGTGATATTCCCGACAAGTCTAAGTTAAAAAAAGCTAGGAAGTTTGCAAAGAATTTTAGTGGTGGGAGAAGTTCAAGAGTGAATAAGATGTTACTTGGTAGTGCTTTGATGTTGCCTATGGTTTTGGGAACAATGATGGCGAAGAATCAATCCACAGAGGATATACTTCTAAATCAATATGGCGGAGACGAGAAAGCAATGCAAAGTGATCTTAAGGAAGAACAAAAGATCAGAGATAAGGGATTGGAAAAAGTTGAGGCCACTGCTGATGAAAACAAAGACATATCAATGGACAGACAACAGGATGTGTCGGAGGTCTCTCAACAGGAACCTGAACAGTCAGAACTAAAACCTGAACAATCCGAGGATGAAACAACTTTAGAGAAGTTAAAAGCAAAAGTTGAGCCTGAAGGTCCTCTCACAAAAGAGAGTGTCAAACAGTTCGATGAACTGATGGAAAGATTTCAGTTTCTTGCGAAACGAGGTGCTTTCTTGGGTGGAGAGGAGAAAAAGAAGAATATTCTTCAAACAGCTGCGGATTTCGTTCGTACAGTAGTACAAAGTGTGCCTGACGATGGGTACTGGGGTCCTAGATGGTTGGGTATTAAGAATAAGTTCCATCCTAGATGGAAAAACGAAACGGAGGAGGGTGCCACCACCCCAGAGGCTCAAATTAGTGAAATAACAGTTAAAGTTGAACAAGCTATCAGTAAGAATCAAGAGGATCTTGCCAATGCTGATATTACAATGGAGGAATTTCAGTCTAAACAAAGTCAACTTGAAGAACTTCAAAAACAAATTAAAGAGAATCCAACAGCAGTCTTGGAAGCGATACAAAAGTCAACAGGCAATGGTGTATCCTATGCTTCTAGTAAAACCGAACTGTTTCATAGACCTGTAGAGATTGATTTGAGTGACTTGGATTTGAAGAAAAAGATCAGACAACTTGAATCTGGTAATGATTATTCTTCAATGTATGCTAGAGATCGTGCTACTTTCTCCCGTGGAAAAGAAGATATCACTAAAATGACTATTGATGAGGTTCATGATCTACAAACTGACTATCTAAATCATCAAAAGGCACTTGGATATCCAGCAGAGAAAAGGAGCGCTGCTATGGGTGCTTATCAGATGATGGAAGTTAAAGCGGTTGCTCAAGGTATGGGTTTTGATACGTCTAAGACGTTGTTCAACAAAGAAACTCAGGATAGAATGGCAGATTATTATTTGAATTATGCTGGATATAAAGAATGGAAAGCTGGAGAAATTAGTGATCAAGAGTTTAATGACAGATTAGCAGGACAATTTGCTTCCATTAAAAAGGCTTCTGGTGTAGGTGCATACGACGATGATGGTATGAATAAGGCTTATGGTAATATAATGCCTTTTTTGAAAGAACTGAGAGAAGGTAAAAAGTACAAAGGTTTACAAACATCTATCGAAGCAGATAAAGTGAATCAAATCGCTTCTCTGACCCCAGAAGGATACATGTCTTATGATACTCCAGTAACAAATAGCCAACCTAATATTGCTTTTGCAGTTACCCAACCAGTTGAAAATAATGCAGCTACTATTGGTAATGGAGGAAATGGTGAAATAGCAATTCAACATATAACAGATAATGGAGCGGTTCTCTCCCTCATGCAACTTCATAGTTTAGCCGTAACCTAATGTCATCATTACAAAGAACCGAGTTTAAACAAATTCTAGTAACTCCTGAGAATGATATTACATTCAAAAGGGGTGGATCTTCTGATGGCAATAAAGAAGGTTCTGTTGACTCACTGGATATCAAGAATAGTGTTGTTCAATTTGATTACTTTGAAGATATTCTTTCTCCATCAATAACAGTCTCTTTAAAAGTATCTGACACTTCTGGTCTTTTGACTATAGTTCCTTTTAGAGGATATGAAAGAATTGATCTCATCATAGGAACTGCCTATGGAGACATAGAATTTACTGAGGATAATGGTAATCCACTTTATGTCTCTTCAATCGAAAAAGTAGTACAGGTTGAAGGTCAAGAATCATTTACTCTCAGATGTTGTACTCTAACTAATCTCTCAAATGAGACCGTTAGAGTTATGAAAAGATATGGGGTGAATGGACTGATAAGCGAACATGTAGAAAATATATTGACTGATGTTCTGAAAGTTGATCCTGATAGGGTAAGTGTGGAACAAAGTGCTAATTCTTTTGGTTTCATTGGTAATATGAGAAAACCATTTTATACCCTACAGTGGTTATGTCCCAAAGCAATTCCATCATCATCATCAAAGACAGGAAAAAGTGGAGACGGTGTATCAGCAGAGGGTAAAGGAACTGCTGGATTTTTCTTTTATGAGGATTATGAGGGGTATAAGTTTAAATCTGTTGACAGGATGGTTGATGCTACTCAAGTAGAGTATCCTAGTGATGCAAAAAAACTTTATGGGGAGTATGGTATTCCAACATATACACAGTCAACTATAATTCAGGCAAACGATCCAAACGCAGAGTTTCAAATTCTTAATGCTTTTAGAAATAAAACAACAGATCTACAGAAAAATTTGAGGGTTGGTCTTTATAATAACTTGACATATGTGTATGATCCACTATCATGGCATTTAGATGTAGTGAAATACAATCTGGAGGATAACGTACAAGAGGACAACGTGAAATCTACTGGTGATAATCTTCCTATTCCACAAGGAGATCTCACCAAATATGCTTCAAGAGTTCTTGTGAGAATGGGAGACAGAGGAATGATAAATCCTGGCCTTGAGGAGGAAGCTGAAGATGTTACAGATTCGGGTAGAGATCCTGTTGATATGGCAAAATCTTTCACTAGATACACTGCCCTCTTCCAACAGTCCCTAAATATAACTGTACCATGTAATGTTAAATTACGAGTTGGTAACGTAGTCAAAGTGAACGTTCCTAAAGTTGGTCCCGAATCTGATGGTCCTAAAGGAGCTAAAGTAACGGATCAAGAACAAAGTGGATTTTTCGTTATCCGTAGTTTAAGGCACCACTTTGAAATAACTGAAGGGAGAAATGTTACCTCCCTAAATCTCATTAGAGATTCATATGGCATACAATAAGGAGGAAAAATGGAAAGTTTAGAACAACACATAGAAAAAGATAAACAGATCTTAAATGATCCAACAACAAGCCCTGCTGCTCGTAGGCATATTAAGGAAGAACTTCATGAGTTAGAAGTTTATTCTTATAACCATCGTCATGAAATTGCTGCTGGAGATCATCATGATCCTACTGCACTGGAATTATTCTGTGAAGTAAATCCAGACGAGCCTGAGTGCTTAATTTATGACGATTGATGACGAATGTTAGACAGCTCCCTATTACAGACCAACTTTGTTGGAAGAGATGGATTCGTATGGTGGATCGGCAGAGTCGCTGATCCAGCCGTTTGGAAGAATGAGTCTACTGATAACAAGAAGGGATGGGCATTTAGATGTAAAGTAAGAATAATAGGTTATCACCCATTTGACGAATCTGTGATGCCTGAGGATGATTTGCCGTGGGCACATGTCATGGTAGATCCCAACTCTGGGGCTGGAATGGCATGTATAGGAGACAAGTCAAGAATGTTGGGTGGAGAAACTGTATTTGGTTTCTTTTTGGATGGTGAAGAAGCACAACAACCAGTAGTTTTTGGTGCGTTGGCAAGGAATATTAATCCAAAATTAGGTCCTCAAAATTCTAATTCCTCTATATTTGATACTGATAATGTAGGTGCTGAGAATAATGCCTTCGGTGTTATGTCTGGTAGAAGAGCTGGTGTTGAAGGGATGACTACTCTTCCCAATGATGAAAACAAACCGATAGGAGGAGACTCATCACCAACTGGAAAGAATCAACTACAAACAAATGCGGAGAATAAAGTTGGTGAAGAAAAGAAAAACTCACCAGGCGAACTGGAAAATGGAAATGAAGGTATATCTAACGATAGGAAGTCAGAAGTAGCATTTTCCAATACTCAACTAGGTCCTCATACTATGGACAATGGTTGCGAACAAGGTCCTTTAAGTGATATTGCACATACGATTGGTAGTTTTCTAACCACAGTAAACTCACTTACTGAGTTTGCTGGTGCTTATATTGATACTGCAAACAATCTGATTCAAGATGTTCAGAAATTAGTTAGAAAGGCTGCTAAATTAGTATCTGCTGCTGTTAAAAAGATAGTCAACCTTATTAGAGATAAAGTTGTTAAACTGGTAACAAAGGTATTCAGAAATCTACAAGCACTGATCATACCAGAACCACAAAAATCTCCAGTTGTTAAAGCACTACAGAAAATTCTTGACATCTTATTCTGTCTTTTCAACATAGACTTCTTAGCTATGTTGTTGGATATGTTCAAGGACATGATCGGAAAGGCATTGAATCCTTCCGTATGTGCAGTTGAACAATTCATTGCGAATATTCTGGCAGACATCTATGACAAAATACTAAGAGCATTAAAACCATTACTAGACGGATTAGATTGGTTGACTGGTGCTTTGGGTAGTATTGGTGGTTTATTGTCTAAGGTCAGTAGTTATGCTAATATGATCTTAGGATTCTTTGCTTGTGCTAAGTTAAAATGTAAGGACTACGAAGATTGGACACAGGGTAAAGGTGTTTTTGACAAACCAGATTTAGAATGGGGTAACGTGTTGGATAACGTGGGATTCCTACAAAAGTTTGATAATTTTGTTGGTGCAGCAGATACTACTGGTGATGGAGTTTATGATGCGAGAGCTAAATTCTCACTTCTCAGTATGATAGGTATGGGTGCTCCTGACTTCTTTGATTGTACTCAAAAAACACAGAACCCACAAACACAAGATGAACTTGGTGACTCAGTGCCGCCAGGATTTA